GGTTCCGGGCGTGACACTAGCTTCAAAAATGGGGCTAATGGCTATCAGGGTGTTATCTACGTCCGAATCCCGTTGAATCAAAAGGAGGCAGCATGAAATACGCAGTAGTAAAGGAAAACGCAGTTGAAAACGTGATTGTGGCAGACGAAGCGCAGAAGGCAGAACTGGAAGCCGCGCTCGGCGCGGAGCTTGTGGACGCGCAGCCGTTCAATCTGCAAATCGGTGATCTTCGCGTTGGTGCTAACTGGACGCGCAATCAGGACGGGGAACAGATCGTACTGACCGGTCAGCCGACATACGACGAATTAACGGCGCAAATTGCTGATATGCAAGCAGCGCTTGCCTTATTGGGCGTGGAGGTATAACAATGGGAAAATGGTTAGAAGCGGCGCAGGAAGTGCGCACGGCAATGGATGTAGCGTGTACGGCACTGACAGACGAAACGGCGCTTGATGCAATGGCGCTTTATCCCCAATGGAAAACCGGGAAAGCATATGCGGTGGATAACAGAATCAGGCACGGCGAATTTCTGTATAAATGCGTACAGGCGCACACTTCACAAGCAGATTGGACACCCGATGCCGTTCCTGCGCTGTGGGTGAAAATCAGCACGGAGGAATGGCCGGAATGGGTACAGCCCACGGGCGCGCATGACGCATATAACACGGGCGATAAAGTGACCTACAACGGCAAGCGGTATGTAAGTCGGATTGACGCGAATGTCTATTCGCCGGAGGCGTACCCGGCAGGGTGGGAGGCACAATGAACATCAGGGAATTAAACGCGCAGATGCGCAAGGACTACCACGCGGCGGGATATACGGGTCAAGGCGTGGTTTTCGCCGTGCTGGATACTGGCGTTTCACCTGTCGGACGGCTGCGTGGAAAAGTGATTCAGCGCATGGGAACCGAACCGCGAACCGGGCATGGCACGTTTACCGCGTCAGTAATCAACGAATACTGCCCGGACGCTGAAATATGGTCGTATCGGTGCGATTATCCGTCCGACATCATATCGGCACTGAACGATGTGACCGCACAAGTCGCAGTAACGGGCAAACGGATTATTGTGAACATGTCGCTGGAAACCGATGCGGAATACATCCGAAATGCGGTAGACGCCTGTGTGGCGGCTGGTATTCCGCTTGTCTGCGCGGCTGGGAATGACGGCGAGGAAGTGTTGAACAAATACCCGACATGCTTCGAAAGCCCGATCACCGTTGCGGCGCTACAACCGGACGGGTCGCATGCGTATTTCAGTACATGGCACGGTGAAGTAGATTTTGCGGACTTCGGGCGTTGGGTTGATGGATTGGATATGGACGGCAACACCGTGACCAAATCCGGAACAAGTTTTGCCGCGCCGCAATTGGCAGGAAAAATCGGGCTGCTGCTTTCGGCAAATCCGGACATGACAGAACCCGAAGTTTACGAAGCCCTGAAAGGCATGGCCGTTGATTTGGGAAACAAAGGCCGCGACCCGTTGACTGGGTACGGTTTTGTACGGATCCCTGACCCTACACAGAAGGAAGAACCGAAGGAGGAACCGATGGGAGAACGGATTTTAAAGTTAATCGACAAGCCCCGCATGCATGGGGACGATGTGAAGGAACTGCAAACGCTGTTGGACAAGCACGGATTTCCGTGCGGGGAGATTGACGGCATCTTCGGGCCAGCGACGAATACGGCTGTGAAGTCTTTCCAAAAGGCCAACGGCCTTGCTGTGGATGGCATCGTTGGCCGTAAAACGTGGGAGGCACTGCGGACAGCGCCGGATCCGGTCGAGCCTGCTCTGCCGTATGAACCGTCCGATCTGGCACTGGGACTGGTGCGACATTCCTTTGTCCACCTGGGGGACATCTATGCTTGGGCCGGAAACGGCGAAACCGAGATCACCGAGGCGCTGATCCGGCGCAAGGACAACACGGAAACCAACGCGCAGCGGTCGATCCAGTTCTGGCGCAAGCAGCAGGCGGCGGGCGTCACTGACCTCGCCATGTTCGATTGCTCCGGCCTGATCTCGCGTTACCTTCAGGACAACGGCATCGTATCCAGCAAGCGCAACTGCAACCACCTGTGGGCGATGTGCACACCGGTCACGCGCGCGGAGCTGCGTCCGGGCGACCTGCTGTTCCGGTCGCGGAACGGCGATATGTACCATGTGGGCGTATACGTTGGCCGTGGCCGCGTGATCGAGGCCAAGGGCCGCGATGATGGCGTGGTGCTGCGCGGGATCAACGCGTCCGGCGATGGGTACTGGAACAAGTTTGGGCGCTTAACGCTACAAAAATAAATGGAGGGTAAAATCAATGAAAAAGACAATTGTACTTCTGATTACGCTGGCCCTGCTGTTGCTGTGCGCAACCGCATGGGCCGAACCGGCCGCTGGGGAACAGCCCGCCGAGGGCTTTTTTTCGTGGGCCATGCTTGCAACGTATGCCGGTGCGACTGCGGCCACCTTAGCCGTGACACAGGTCTTCAAGGGCGTGGGGTTCATAGATAAAATTCCCACACGCATTTTCAGTTATGTGGTCGCACTGGTTTTACTGCTCGCCGCGACAGCATTCACAGCAGGGCTTACAGTCGAATCTGCTGCGTTGTGCATAATCAACGCCGTGGTAGTCTCTTTGGCTTCCAATGGTGCGTTTGACGCGGTATCAAGGACGGAAAAATAGGTAATGGTAGCTCCCCTTCCAGCCATAGAAAGGGGAGCTTTGCTATTACTCAGGCGAAATATACCGTTGACTTAATGCTTTCTTAGAGCTATCATACAAACAAATGTTCGATATTTGGAGGATGTATGGATAGCTTAATTCCGTGGATCGGAGGAAAAAAACTACTAAGAGATGCAATTATCGCACGGTTTCCATTCGGGAAGATTGGCAGATACATTGAGGTGTTTGGCGGAGCTGCTTGGATACTTTTTCGATGCGAACGTCACGCTGACATGGAGGTATATAATGATTATGACGGAAACCTGGTGAATCTGTTTCGATGCGCAAAATATCACCCGGCAGAGTTGGATCGAGAATTGTCACTCCTCCTTAATTCGCGGGAGATGTTTTATGATTTTTTGGACTGGCAATCATGCAAAGGAACTACAGATATTCAACGTGCAGCGCGATTCTTTATGTTGGTAAGGTGCTCATATGGGGCGGATAGACGTTCATTCTCGTGTACACCAAAGAATGTGATTACCGCACGTTCGCACATTGATGATATCAGCAAAAGATTGTCGCGGGTCGTTATTGAAAATAAAGATTTTTGTGCGTTGATTAAAAGCTATGACCGTAGTGAATCGCTGTTCTTTTGCGATCCGCCTTATGTCGGCACAGAAACATACTATGATGGATTTACTACCGATGATCACGTCCGGCTTAAAAACGTTTTATCCGGTATTAAAGGCAAGTTTATACTTACTTATAACGATGATCCGTTTATCCGAAATCTCTATGACGGATATAAAATTGATAATGTTGAACGGAACCATAACTTGCGAACTCGATATGAAAAGAGTAGATACCGCGAGATTATTATTACAAATTACTGAATATTGACGGGACAAGTGTAACGCTGTCCCGTCAAAAGAATGAATTATATCAATTCTGCATTACAATTCTCAACTCCAATTATTATAAATCGTTCCAGCTAAAAATTTATTATCAGTTTGTGCGCAAAAACATTATCAATTATCGCGCAAAAATTTCTCAGTTAGCGCGCAAAGCGACACTGATCCTTCCGTGGGGTTCCGTTTTGTGGAGTCCAATAAAAATTGCGTACACGCATAGAGCACCGGATGGCAGAAGGCAGCGGCAAAACGCTGTTGGTTACAAGCCTCATCTAAGGTGAGGGAAAATCTACTGTTGCAGCAAATCTTGCGCTCGCGTTTGCACAAAAAAGCAAAAAAGTGATTTTGATTGATTGCGACACGACTGCGCCGGCCATCAATGAACTGATGGGGCTTTCACGCCCCAAAGATCTCCAACTGCGTAGTTTCACACTTGGGTATAGCGG